ATAAGCTATATGATTACGCAGGTGCTGCTTTCAATACTATCTTTAAAGGCGACCCGGTTTCTCTAAATGCAGGAACTCAGGCAGCTGAAAAAGGTTATATTCAAGACGCAACCTACGATTCAACAGACGATGACAATAGTGGTGGAGCTGGTTGGCAAAATAGTGCTGACCCTCTATTATTAGGTGTCTTTAATGGTGCTTTCTACATAGATGCAGGAACATCAAAACCGACGTTTGCAAACTCAGTAACGAGTGGAACAAACTTTGCGGTAGACTACAACACAGGTTCAAGTGACGGAACTGCTTTTGTAATGGATAACCCTAATCAGGAATTCAACATGAGAGTAAACGCAGCTTGGCAACAAAATGATGTTGGTCTTAACTATAACACAGGTGATAACGGCGCAACTGGCCTTAGTGGAATGTCTGACGAAAGACTTTCTATTGCGACAGTAGCAGCAACTTCAATGTTTACATTGGTAAGAGGTGCTAATATCCCGGGTCAAAACGATTACACAACAGATGGCAGTGATGTCGTTGTTGTAATTGGTTCGGCTTCACACTTGTACAACTAATAGCGAATAAGGAGATAAATAACTATGGCTATATCAAGAGCACAACTCGTAAAAGAGTTAGAACCTGGTTTGAATGCTTTATTCGGACTAGAGTACAAACAATATGCTAACGAGCATTCTGAGATTTTTGACACAGAATCATCTGACAGAGCTTTCGAAGAGGAAGTAATGTTAAGTGGTTTCGGAAATGCATCAGTTAAGCCTGAAGGTCAAGGTGTATCATTCGATGATGCGCAAGAAACTTTCACAGCTCGTTACACAAACGAAACAATTGCGTTAGCGTTTGCAATCACAGAAGAAGCTATCGAAGATAACTTGTATGACAGACTTGCGTCTAGATATACAAAAGCGTTAGCAAGATCTATGGCAAACACTAAACAAGTTAAAGCGGCAGCAGTATTAAACAATGCGTTTAATGCAGCATTTGCTGGTGGTGACGGAGTAGAACTTTGTTCTGCAGTTCACCCTACGCTTTCAGGAACTTTCAGAAATGAATTAGCAACTTCTGCTGATTTAAATGAAACTTCTTTAGAGCAGTCTTTAATTGACATCGCAGCGTTTACTGATGAAAGAGGCCTAAAAATTGCGGCTAGAGGAATGAAAATGATTATTCCTTCTGAGCTTCAATTTACTGCTGACAGACTTATGAAGTCTGACGGTAGAACTGGTACAGCAGATAACGATATCAATGCAATCAAGAACATGGGAATGGTTTCTCAAGGTTACGTAGTAAACCACTACTTAACTGATCCTGATGCATTTTTCATCAAAACTGATGTTCCAAATGGTCTAAAACATTTCGTAAGATCACCGATCAAAACTTCAATGGAAGGTGACTTCGATACTGGTAACGTTAGATACAAAGCTAGAGAGAGATACGTATTTGGTTTCTCTGACCCTAGAGGTATCTTCGGTTCTCCAGGAGCATAATAAATAATTTAAAGGGCCGCCTAAAAACGGCCCTTTTTTTAACTACAACAAGGTGTGTAAATGAAAAAAACTACTATAACTATCTGGGCTTACAACTATCATGCAAAATTTAATATTGAACATGAGCAAGATACTGCTGAATCTGTTGAACAAGCAATACTTGACAAGTTGGGAGAAAACAGTATAGTGTGGGAGTATCTCGGAGATAGTTATCATTCGGGATTAAATCGAATAACTTATGAGGAGGTTATAGATGATACAAGACCTATACAAACAAAAAAGGTCCTTGGAGTTGAAGTGGCAGCAGGAGCATCTGGATAATAACAGATATACTCTTGAGATGGTTAAGATTGATGACAAAGTAAAAAGAGTCATTACTGACATCAAGCTGGAAGAAGCAGCTATTGCACATAGACAGAATCAAGTTGAGGATGTCGCTCCACAAGTTTCTGTAGCTACTTAGACAAAAGCTACATCGCTGAAATGCATAAATACCTTAGGATCTCTTGCACTCTATTCAAAAGTAAGATATAAATATCAAACTATACATAAATTAATATTCTGCATAGACGCAGTATAGTCGACGGCCTAGAGACTATGTAGAATTTAACTAGGAGAATATATCATGGCAAATACTAACTTTTCCGGCCCAATATCAGCTGGAAACATAAGAAACACTACAGGAACAACTGTTGGTGAAAATGTAAAAAACACAGGTCAAGTTGTAATGTCTCAATCAATAATGATTGATGCAGCAGTTGCAGTGGGAACAACTACTTACAACGTAGGTGTAATACCAAAAAATTCACAACTACTTACAGCTACAATTAGAGTTGCAATAGTAAGTAATCCGAGTGGAACAGCAACTGTATCTGTAGGAAAAACAGGATCTACAGCATTTTTTGTTGCAGCAACTGACGTTAAAACTTTAGGAGAAACTACTGCATTAGCTACTGGATCTTTAGATTCAGCTGACAGAGTTGGTGCGGATACACAAATTATAGCGACTCTTATATCTGCAGGTAGTACTGCAAGTACAGGTCAAGTAACTGTTACGTTTACATATTTACAAGCGAACAATTTACAAGACGCAGCAACAGCGTAATTAATTAACTTTTATGTGGTCCTTCGGGACCACATAATTTAACAGGAGAAAAATATGTCAGGTGGAAGTTCATTTTCAAGCGACCAAACAACCCTTAACAAAACTACAGGTGTAGCTTCTGCATTAAGAGTAGGTAGAACTAGAGTTACATCTATTCAAGGTAGAGGAGAAGCAGGTTCTGTTTTATCTTTACATGATGCGGCAACAGCGGGTGCAGCATCCGGTGCTAATTTAAAAGCTATTTACAGATATGAAACTGAAGGACTAGAAGTTTACGTTCCAGGTTCAGGTATTTTATTTAAAGATGGCCTTATTGCTACACTAACTCAATCCGGTGGTACAGACGGAAGTGTTACGTTGACAATAACAGGTGCATAGGAAATTAAATGGCGACTATTACTTTTACAGTCACCGTTGCAAGTGGCACTAATGCTTTTGGCACTGCTAATAAATTTTTTATTAACGGTGAAGTAAGTCCCGTACTCTTTTTAAAAGAAGGTAATACATACATATTTGATCAATCAGATACAAGTAATGCCAATAATCCTTTTCTTTTTTCTTCAACAAAAGATGGAACTAACACCACAGGTGGAGCAAATTATACAACAGGTGTTACTGTAACAAATACGGCTGGCCAAGCTGGAGCCAAAGTTACTATTGTTGTCGCTCCGGTAAGAACAGTAGGCGCTCCGGTATTATTTTATTATTCTACAGCTTTAGCTGGAATGGGTAATTCAGCACAAACTACTTCTCCTACTTCAGGAACTACTTCATTTGATCCACAAATGGATGACATTATTGAAGAAGCTTATGAAAGAACAGGAGTTCTTGGAACTAGAACAGGTTACCAATTAAGAAGTGCAAGAAGATCATTAAATATTTTATTTCAAGAATGGGCTAATAGAGGTGTTCATTTATGGAAAATAAAACTTGCTAAAGTACCTTTAATACAAGGTCAAGCAGAATATAATTATGCCAGTGATTCTGAAAATTTTCCAGATGATATTAATGAAGTATTAGAAGCATACTATAGAAATAATTCTACTACTACTGCTCCAGTTGATGTTGCTTTAACTAAAATAGATAGATCAGCTTATTCACAAACACCAAATAAATTAACACAAGGAACACCTTCTCAATACTATGTAGATAGAGCTGTAAATCCAAGTATATTTTTATATGCAACACCAAGTGCAAGTGTTTCAAATACAACTACACCAAGTAGTTTTCAATTTTGTTTTTATTACATGTCAAAAATTCAAGACGTAGGTGGATATACAAATACATCAGATGTTGTAAATAGATTTTATCCATGTATGATTTCTGGACTTGCTTATTATCTAAGTCAAAAAGTTTCACCAGAAAGATCTGGAGAATTAGAAAGAAGATATGAAAGTGAAATGTTAAGAGCATTAGATGCAGACAACCAAGGTACATCTAGTTTCATAACTCCACAAACATTTTATGGGAGTGGTGTATAATGGGTGGCTACGCTTCAGGTAAATATGCTTTAGCAATTTCTGATAGATCAGGAATGCAATTTCCATATTCTGAAATGGTTAGAGAATGGAATGGATCGTTGGTTCATATTTCTGAGTATGAAGCAAAACAACCACAGCTTTCTCCAAAACCAGTAGGTTCTGATCCACAAGCTTTATGGAATCCAAGACCACAGTCAGCTTCTAAAGTTAGTTTAATTTTATTAGAAAACAATCCGTTTGAAGTTATAAAATATAATAGTAATACTTATGTAAATGTTTATTCATTTGATCATCAAAGAAAAGCTGGAAGTGTTGTTAGATTAAGAGGACCCGCTCAAGTAGTTTCTGCAGGTCCTGGAGGAGAAAATCCAGCAGACGCTTTAAACTTACAATCATTTGCTCCTATTAATAATATTTCTAATGTATCTGATATTGATTCTGCAAATGGTTTTACAATTGCTTTAGGTAAA